GTGTCCGATTGGGCTTTCACCAATTCTCAACAAAAGTTACAGACAAACAAAAGGAGAGAAAACAACACAAACAAAATAAAACCATAACCCAGGTAGGGCTCGAAATCCAACGAGAGGATTGGTTACTTGAACCAACAAGCAGGTTTGAAGAACCAAACAGAATAAGTGTCCGCCGGCACACCAGAAAACTTCTGGTAGTTCTGATTATACGATATCAGAAAACGAGTAGTTCTGATTATACGATATCAGAAAACGAGAAACGAAAGCCATAACCCGGGCAGGGCTCAAAATCCATTGAGAGGATTGGTTACTTACACCAACAAGCAGGCTTGAAGAGCCAAACAGAATAAGTGTCTGCCTGCACACTGGAAAACCTCCAGTAGTTCCAATTATACGATATTGGAAAACGGAAAAGTCAAGGAAACATGGAAACAATAGATGCCATGGTTGTCTTGGGAACACTCCTGTACAAACCTCCAGCACTTCCTGAAACGACAAAATCTGGACCAAACTTGGCCATGAGTATCAGGCCAGAACATTCTGATGATTCTGAAACCTGCACACGAAGAGTAGTGAAAGATTGCTGACCACCAAACTTATCATCAAGGAACATGAATCCCTCAATGGGTCCTGTAAAGTATGTGTCCCATTCAAATTTACCAGATGGAAGACATGAGCTATCTCGCACATAGGCATAAGATCCAGCAACAGATGTCTCATGAACTTCCATGTCCACACAGCTTGTGCGCAATGCCATCTGTATGGGTTTACTGTACCAAATGAGTTTCCAATGTATCGTACCTTTTGCCCATGCACTTGTTTGAAGTATGTTGACCAGAGGACAATAATACCTTTCCATGCCCACATTGACCTTGTCATTGACAGTGACAGACAGAGGTCTATGAAGAGAAATCTCATATGTGGCAACTCCTTTCTGTGTGTCTGGAATTAGAACTTTGAAGACATCCTGATATTTAGCTTCACCCACAGATAACTGTGCACGCGATGCAGAAAAAGGATAACCACTAGAAAACCCCAAGCATTCAAGGTTTTCAACTCGGGATACGCTAACATTTAGCGTAAGATCTCCATCCACACTGGAAGTGACGCTGTCTCTAATCCAGATGGCGAGCACAGCAGAAAGTTTCTTTCCCCGCGAAAGTGAAGCTACTTCATTATTGGCAAGTAGATGTGCACCTGTCACTTCCTTGGGTATCTTACAGACATATCTGCTGGCCTGAGGATCAATGGCAACGGTGACGTGAGGAACCAAGGATAAACTGCGTTGATCTGTGGCCCAGGCTTTACCACCTGGAAGAAGAGCTACTGAAATAGTAGCAGTTACAAATGGAGAACTGGCTTTAACAATTTCAACGAAAACGTCTCCCTTCCAGTACTGAAATTGCGACATAATGGCCGAACAACTATTGTGACCCAGCCCAGAGCTATAGATACATGGAAGACCAAGAGAAAGATCCAGCACTTGAGCACTCGCATGTGCCTGCTGCTTAAAGGCAATAGTTCCAAGAAATCGAAAGTAATCCATGTTCTCAGGGGAAAGAACATTGGTTACTCTTGGTATCGCCTCAACTGAAGGTTCCATGTACAACGCAAATTGAACTGCAGCCGCAGTTTTGGGAGCTTGTTGCCAGGATGTAGAACAGGCCAAGATAAAATGGGATTCCATGCTAGAAAAATAGCTAGGAATCCAATGTGAGGAACATGAAAATGGTGCTACCCAAAAGTCTATAGAGGATTGACAAGCTGGATTCCAAAAGATATGAGGATCAGATGCAGCCTGCTTAACAGCAAGTGGTGATGTATATGGAGCTCCACGCTCCTTGTAAATCCAGAACAAAGATATGCCACAAGCAGCTGGAATTTGGCATTTACTTCGCAGAAGCAATTTGCCAGGGACTTGCCCATATGTTTGCAGCATGGGCGCATGTGTTGTTTGAGCAGATATGACCTCTGCCATGGAGAAGGAGGCTAAGACTGTCCCTTCTGCAGCATTCGTGGCAACTGAGGCAGTTCCGGAATACAAAACACGCTGGGTCATTTCACCAGCCTGCACAATGGGGACTTTCATCTCAACCTCTAAAGAGGAAACGGCTTGCCCTTGGCTCTCATTAAGCACAGGATCAGGATTCACAGGAGGGGTCTCGGCACTGATAGCGTCGAAAGAAAATGTTGATCTGTTGTTCGGATTGTCAAATTGAAGAACAACAGATTGACGAGGTCTCTCAACAGCCTCCCATTGCAAAGCCGCAGTTTGCCTCATAGAAATTGACCTACCAAATGGAATGGAAATATTTGGCATTTCCACCCGAGGTCGTGAAGCAGCATGTATCACATGCATATTTTGCCCAAGATAACGAACCGCCTCAGCACGATCAGTTCTAGTATGATTTATGAGACGGGCAGTGTGAGTGGATTCGAAAGACCCACGAGTAAATTGAGTGATAGAGCCAACACGGATGTGTGCGGCTATATCATGCTCGCGCATATCATTGTTGGGCAAAACAATAGCGAGATGAAGAGTCCGTGCAGCATCAGCCTGCAGCAAACTTACTGTGTGATCTGGATAAAACAAAACCCGAGATGGTTCTGATGCTATGGTGGAAGCAAAAGCACCAAGAAAGGCCTGCTCCCGATCTTGATGCCGGGCATCATACAACAACGCACCTGCCACAGTGCGTGCATTTTGCGCAACCAACCCGTCCACAAGAATTTCCACAACTCCCACATGGGCTAAATTGGGTCCTGAACTGGATCGAACAGATGGAGTCAAACGCTCGTCCATGGCCATAACCACTGGGTTCACAGATGTAGCTTCCGTTCCCAAAAAAGGTATGGGAACATCAACGACATGGTTGCCACCTAATGTAGTCAACTCTGCATTTTCAATGCGTATAGTGGTTGCCGTATTCCCAACTAATCCTTGCCAACCAAGACGCATGAACCGGGTCACCCTATCGCTATACACATCCCGCGAACGAGGCAAAACTGATGCACGTGAAGGGACAGTTTCACGATAGGCTCTACCACGATCAGCCAAGACGTCAGCTGGTATGGTATTTGCAGTTCCCAGAGGTACCTGGAGAGTTTCAGAGGTTCCTGAACCAACACTATGTGAGGAGCCCTGGAACGCCATCTTATCGAGCTTGCGGGAAAAAGAGGATATATAGTAAAGAGATATATAAAGTATACTGATCAAAAAAGATTTGAAATTTTCCGAACGAGTCGGGCGCTGTATCTTTCTCTGATCAAGGTGATATATACGCTTACAGGGGGTGAGATGCTTAGACACAAAAGTGAAAGTACGATTGCGTCTCTCCTCGTATTCAAGCCAAGTTTCACTAGTAAACAAATCGAACTCGTACTCAGCGTATGTTTCAAAGCCCGTAATGTCCTTGAAAAGATTGTAAGTTTGCATGAAAACTTACACTTGAAACAACAAGCAAGAATGCAATGACAAGAGAAAGAACAAAAGAGAGGAAGGAAATTCTTTTCAGAAATTTCGCGATGAAAAAACTCACAAGAGTGACAAGAAGGAAAAAACGTTCAAAGAACGTAGAAAGCAGTTTCTGGTGACGAAAGCGGTTGTTTAATCTCTTAAACA